TCAGCGCAAAGCTTATTAAATGACTATAAAATGAACATTCTAAAAGACTTAAAAGAGCATTACAATAAATCGCCTCGTGAATTTGTGGCTGTGTTAGTAGCTGGGATAGTAACGGTAATGTTTATTATTCTTGCATCTTAATAAAAATATCTAAAAGCGGCAAATTCGACACCTTTAATTCTACCGATTTCGGTGTAATTGTTTGCGGTATGTAGCGAAAACTGCTACTTTTTGCAAAAGTTTACACTATGACTTGAAGTGCCAGATTGGCACCTTGCACAGAGTAAGGGTAATTTTAGGCTATATTTGTAACAGAATAAGGGCAATATGAAGCTACCAAACAATCTATCCTGGTTGGGGCAGGAAGCCGCACCAAGACACCTGCTGAAGGCCGTTGAACTATACGGAACAGAAGAGATAGTAGGACCGAAGCATAACCCCGTTATTATGGGGTGGGCAAAAGAACTCGGTTTTCAGGGCTTTTATACCTCCGATGAAATACCTTGGTGCGGTCTTTTTATGGCTATTGTTATGAAAAGAGCGGGCAGAGAAATACCAGGATTCCCCCTTCGGGCTTTATCGTGGAATAACTTCGGAGTCCCCGTTAGCGAAAACAATGCTATGTTGGCCGATGTCCTCACATTCAGCAGGAAGGGCGGTGGTCATGTAGGCTTGTATGTCGGGGAGGATGCAACGGCATTTCACGTTCTTGGCGGTAATCAGGGGAATAAAGTTTCCGTTATCCGCATAGCTAAGGAAAGGCTATCAGAGGTGCGTAGACCTGCCTACAACAGTATGCCTACAAATATCCGCAAGGTGCATTTAGCATCGAATGGAGGATTGTCCCAAAACGAGGCTTAAACAAAATTATTATGGCTGTCAAAGATGCGTGCTATCGGAAGGTTAAGGCTTCCTACAAAGTGTTCCCCTCGGCAAGGGCTTCTCAGGCGATTGCTAAGTGCAGGAAGGGAAGTGGTTCAGTGAGGAAAGGTGAAGAGGGCTCTTCCCTAAAAAGATGGGAGGCAGAAAAATGGGTGGATACCCGCACGGGGAAGCCCTGCGGTGCAGGAGGCAAGAATGAATACTGCCGACCAACGAAGAAAGTGTCTAAGGACACCCCTAAAACGGCAGGAGAACTCGGAAAGAAGAAGTTAGCGGCTAAGAAAAGGGAAAAGACTAAGGTTGGTATGGGCAAGAGGGTTAAGCCCGCCTAAGCCTTATCCTTCGAGTAGATAGACCAAACGATGGATATTGTAACAAGGACTGCTCCCGTTAGTTCCTGTACCTGGTCATCGGTAGTCCACCCCTTAGTCGTTAATACAGCACCGAAAGCCGAGAAAAGGTGTCTAACCACACCAAGCCACTGTTCAAGAGTTAAGTTTTTCATAAGGTTGTTGTTTAATCGCCCGCATATTAAGTTGTTTGTTTTTGTTTGCCAACGATATTGTTGTCAATGAGCGCAAAGTTAACGATTGGGATGCGTGCAAGGTCATCGTTTATATCGACGGCCCTGCCGTCTTTTATATCATCTTTCGACTTATAGACCTTTACGTTTTTTAATCCGTACTCGTCAATTAAATGGTCAAGTCTTCCACCATAGCTCGCTGTAAGCACAAGGTTGTCTGGTATCTCTTTTATTCTTTTAACCCAATAGTTAAGGGATTTAGTGTATGCCCAAAACTCAACGGATGCGTTTTCTTTCGCAATCGATAGCCACATATCAAAATACTCTTGATTAAAGAAATCACCGCTCATGTGTATGCGAACAGCCTTACACTTTGGGGGGATAGTGGGCTTGACTCCGTTTAGAACCTGCTCAAAATTCTTCCACCTTGATTCTCTAACGGCTGGGAAACGCTCCGCGCTTGCCGCATAGCACCGGTACTGCCCCTTTTTAACGCTAAACTTACCAGTATTTCTGTCAACGGCTACTTTGCACTCTTTCGCAAATGGGCAGGTGCTGCCTGTTGGCAAGTTCCACTCATAAACAATACCCCTATAATAGTTGGCTTTTCTTTGAAACCCGCTCATTATTATTAAGTTTTGTTAGTCATTTTAATAGTCAAATGTAAGGATTATTCCGATGCGCCTCGCTCATCGGATACAAAGTGCATAGCCTCGCATACGGCTTTAGAAGGAAATTCAGCAGCCATCGCTAACTGGTAGAAGGTTTCTACGAGTTCCTCGGCAGTAACATCTGAGTGGTCGAGTTCAATCGTAATCCGCTTTCCGTAGTGGTCAAGCGTAAGCCTAAATCTTTGACTGGGGAATTCTGTTGCCATAGTAGTTTTGTTTAGAAAAAAAATAGGGGGTATGCGCTCCCCCTATTCTTCTTAACACTTAAACCTCACAACCCAAGTGAGTGGTACAAAGATAATACTATTTCTTTCTCGCAAGACTCCGATACATCTCCACCCGCTTTTTTTCGTTAGCAGGGGCGTTCAGGTATTCAGTCATACGGGCTGTTAGATTGGATGCAAGCTCCTGGGCAAGTTCAGGTTCGTTTATGAGCTGCCGAATCCTCTTGTACCAGAGGGAGTGCTTATGCTGCGGAATGAGAAAGCCGTGAACACCATCATCGAGGCAGTCAGCGTACATCGGAATGTCGGAAGCAATAATAGCCTTGCCCATGAAGGCAGCCTCCGATATTTTAAGCTCCGACTTATACCGATTAAACTTCGTGTTCCTTAGCGGAGCAAGGGCAACATCGACATAATTGTAGCCTCCAACGTAAGAATAGATGTCAGCAGCAGCAATGCGCTTGTAATTTATGTTATGGTAGTCAGAGCTGAAAATCTTCTCATAGGCAGCGTAAACAGGATTGTCGTTCCATCCTGCTAAGTAGAGGTTGTACCTGCCATCCAAATCCTGGTCATGGGCAAGCTTCCCCATCGAAATGCGGAGTATATCAACATCCTCCTCGTGCTGAGCAGCCCCGAAGTACCCCACCGAAAAGAGGGGTTTATCAACGAACTTCGATTCGAACTGCTCAAACAAATGAGGGTAAGGTATATTAGGCAGTATTTCAACGTTTTTATTCAATTTAAGACACTCTTGCGCCAAATAGGTAGTTGTGGCTATAACAGCATCACAGTGACTTATATGCGCTGCCACAAGCTTAGGAAGATTGTTGTCTAAATAGTGCCTATAAAAGCTATGCCCCGTCCCTAAATGCCAGTAGTCGTCAATATCGAGTATAACAGAAGCACCCATCGACTTCATGAAGGTAAGATTAGTTTTCATTACGTCTATATTAGACGCAAAAGACCTCGATACTATAAACAAATCTATAATAGACAGCTCTTCAGGAAGTAGAAAGTCTAAGTTATCAGTAGAAACTACCGAAATATCAGAATTTAGCTCCATCATACGAGTATGAGGCATCTCTAACCTATAAAATGCCGAACCCGTGTTAGCAGAAGTGTAGAGTAAGCATATAACCATCCCCACAAAACTACCTTTTTTTGAAGAAATGCACCGCGTTAATATATTTATATTTACAACTCCTTGAAAATCAGTGAGTTATGTATTTGAAATATTTTATCCGCGGTACAACTGTGAAAAAAAGGCTGAGTTGTTCATATAATATATATATATATAATACATATACTATACAACATATGTTTCAGAATTATAATCTATGTTTCTGATTATAATCTATATTTCAGAATTATAACCTATGTTTCAGAATTAACAACATATGTTACTAATTCTAATATAGAAAAAAGAATATAAATATTCTTTTTTCTTTTTGCTTCTTTTTCTTTTTTCTTTTTGAAAATCACAATTTCGAACATATTCACAAATCCGATGCTTTTCGTGTGAACAACTCCGACGAAGTGTGAAAAAAGAGGATTCCGCAGTTCGAAGTTATAACCAGACAGTGTGGATATGTTCGTGCATTGTTACTTGGAGTGCGGGAGGGAAGGTGGGGGAGCTATTAGCAATCGACGTAGTTTTGCGTGGGTGTTTGTATTCAACATTCGATTTTTTTTTTAGCAAAAGAGGCAAACAAAAAAGTTTTTGAGCGTAGCGAAAAAACGCCTTAATCCGTTGGATATTGCGAAGCGAAGCGAAGCAATATTCAACGGCAAAAATTTTTGAAAATAAGGCCTATTTCAGCCATTTAATCCCGTTGTGGGGTCTTTCTATGTTTGTGGCTTTTTGTTGGCTCTGTGTGCGTGTGGGAATATCCCTCGCCCTCGTTTCCCCTCCCTTGCTTTCTCTTCCCTGTTGCCCGTTTTGATTGGGTAAAAAAAATAGCCCGATTTCTCGGGCTACCTTTCTCGCGGTGGTGGTGGCTCTATAGCCCTCCATCAAAGTAGCGGCGCGCTCCTGCATAATCGCCGTCCTTCGGTTTCGGTTGGTCGATTCTGGCGGGTGCATACTTTGCCCACTGCTCGCGGTCGTATGGGTCGTAACTATAGACGCGGGCGGGCGTTATGGGATTACACCAAACCGCGGGTTCATATCCTCGGTTACTATATAGGCTGCCTTGGTGCTCGTGAAATAGATGCTTGTTGGTTATCAAGGTGCGCCCGTTGG